AAGAGAGCTTTTTGGAATAGTGCTAACTCAGGAACTACTGGTTATAACCATTTTAATTTTTATAATGCTAATGGAGTAGTAGGTTCTATTGTAACAAATGGTTCTGCAACTGCGTTTAACACTTCTTCTGATTATAGATTAAAAGAAGATTTAAAAGATTTTGATGGACTTGATAAAGTTTCTAAAATTCCTGTATATGATTTTAAATGGAAAGTAGATGATTCTAGATCTTATGGAGTTATGGCTCATGAGTTACAAAAGGTGTTACCAGATGCTGTTTCAGGTGAAAAAGACGCAGAAGAAATGCAGGGTGTAGATTACTCTAAAATAGTACCGTTACTGATTAAATCAATACAAGAACTTGAAGCTAGAGTAAAAACGCTAGAAAACAAGTAAATATATATAAGTAATTAATAATCAATAAATAAAATTAAATTATGAGTGAAGAAACATGGAGTGCTGACGAGTTAGCACAACAAAAATTAGCTACTATGGATTCTGTAGCAATCGTTGAAAGAGTTAGAGCTGTTGAAGAAGCAGATAGAACTGAAGATCAAGTAGGTGAATTAGTTAGAAACGAAAGACACATACAGCTTAAAATGGCTATTACACAATTTGTATCTGGTTTATCAGTAGATGAAAAAGCTAAAATAGATGCTTTAAAATTATAAGCTATGTGGAATTTAACTAAACAATACTGGAAAGATATGTGGAAAGCTCTATGGAGTAAAACCACTGTTGATGAAAAAGCTATTGCAACCATTAAAGAAGTTAAAAAAAGAGCTAAGCTAACTACTCAAGAATTACAAGACGTAGTTAAAGCTTTTAAAGAAGTTGGTAACCAAATAGGTGATATTGACAACGCTTTAAAAGGTGAAGATCGTAAAGGTAGAAAAACTAAAAAATAATGAACGTGTTTAAAGATAAAGAATTAAGAGGGTATATAGGTGCTGCTACAGTATTTTTACTTGTAATGGGACTTTTGCTATTTTTAGCATTTTTTGAAATACCAGATACAAACAACGATATATTTAAAGTAATTGTAGGTATGTTAGTTGGTTCACTTTCTGTTGTTATCTATACTTTTATAGGTAAAAATCCAGAAGAGGTAGAAGCATTAAAAGCTAAGAACGATGCCTTAGAAGATAAAGTATCTGGCATGGTTGTTGAAAAAGATAAACTTGAGAAACTATTAAGAGATATTCAAACTGATGTGATAGATAAATTATCTATAACAGGTGAAAAATTCAAGTTTCAAAATAACAACAAAAATGTCAAGTAAAAAGAAATTTAAAGATACCACTGTTGGACAATTATTGTTTGGTGCGGCTTCTGTAATAAATCCTACATTAGGTAATGTGTTACAAGGTGTTACATCACCTAAAGAAGCTATTGAAGCTATTACTAAATCAGATGCACCTGCAGATGACAAAGTAAAGTTACAGCAAATGATATATGAGCAACAAAATAAAGAAATACAAGCTATAACATCAAGATGGGAAGCAGACTCAATGTCTGACTCATGGATGTCGAAAAACGTACGTCCACTAGTATTAGTGTGGTGTATTGTTATATTTTCTTTAGCTGGTATCTTAGATAGTGTAGAAAGTATACCGTTCCAAATAAATAATACATGGAATGATACTTTTGAAAAAGTTATGATGGCAGTCGTTTTAGCCTACTTTGGAGGACGAAGTGGTGAAAAGGCAGCTAGTATATTTAAAAAATAATTAAGTTTAATTAAACCAAAAATCCAAAATTATGAGTAAAAAAGAAATGAAAATTAGTGAAGAGCAATTGAAAAAAATTCAAGCTCAAGTAAAAGTTAGATCACAATTAGTGAATGACATTGGTGCTGTAGAAGCACAGAAACACGAACTATTACATGCTTTAAATAATGTAATGGAGAAAACTAAAGAAACTGCTGACGAGTTAGAAAAAGAATACGGTAAGATTAATATTAATCTTGAAGATGGTTCTTACGAAGTTGTTGAAGTAGAAGAAGAAAAAGAAGAAGTAGAAGAAAAATAAAATCAATTCCTATGGCTAAGTTAATTAGAAAAATAAGCATAGGAACTGACTATAAAAATGAAGCAATGCACTACTCCGTAGGTCAACAGGTCTACGGAGGACATTGTATATCTAATATATTATTTGATCAAAAAGATAACTCATATAATATATATATTGAAAAAGAAAGTGAAACCATACCTTGGAAAAAATTTAATTCTAACATGGCTATTTCAATCGAATATAATTTAGAATACTAATGCAAAGTTTATTTAGCTTTATAGTAGAACCAAAAAACGGTAGATACGATAACGAGGTAGATATTGATGGTAAAAAACTTATTATTAATACTACGATGGACGATCATAAGTACGTTAATAGAGTAGGTGTTGTAAAATCAATACCAAAAATAGGTAAAACAAATATAAAAATAGGTGATGAAGTAATTGTACACCATAATGTTTTTAGAAGGTTTTATGACGTAAGAGGTATTGAAAAAAACAGTTCATCATATTTCAAAGAAGATTTATATTTTTGTTTTTATGATCAAATATTTTTATATAAACAAGATAATGAGTGGAAGGCACCATTTGATTTTTGTTTTGTTAAACCTATAGTTGAAAATAAAAAACAACTTGTAACTGTTCAAAAAGAACGTCCTCGTGTTGGTATACTAAAATATGGTAATAGTTCCTTAAATGCTTTTAAAGTGAACGAGGGGAGCCTTGTTGGGTTCAGCCCAAGCAGCGAGTATGAATTTGTTATAGATAATGACAGATTATACCGTATGCGAACTAATGATATTACAATTAAATATGAATACAAAGGAGACGAAGTTGAATATAATCCAAGCTGGGCAAGTGGCTGTGGACGAACTTATTAAAGTTGCTAAAGAACCTATTGTAGACTCAGAAGATGACATCAGTGCTGACAGATTAAAAAACGCAGCTGCTACAAAAAAACTAGCAATATTTGATGCTTTTGAAATACTTAAACGTATACAAGAAGAAGAAGATATGTTAAACGAAAAACCTAAAGAAGTTAAAAAAGAAAAAACTTTTAAAGGTTTTGCAGAAGGAAGGTCTAAATAATGTACGAGCAAGATTTAATAAAAGTACTTACTGATTATGTTAAACCTAAAGTTTTAGCTAAAAAAAATAGGTATAAAAAATGGGAGTACGGTTATAATAAAGAACACGACTTTGTAGTTATAAGTAGAACAGGTGAAATAGGTGAGGTGTATGAAATACAAAATTTAAAAATAGCTTTACCTAAACAAAAAAATATTTATAAGTTTGAAGATAATAAATGGAGTAAGTTTGATTATCCAAAAGCTTTATCAAGAATTAAAACAGTTTTTGATTTTAAACAATATCCAGAAGAATTTAAAGAAGAGTGGTATGATTACATCGATAATGAGTTTACCCGTAGGGAGGAAGGTTTTTGGTTTTATAACAAAGATATTCCTACTTACATTACTGGTACTCATTACATGTACTTGCAGTGGTCCAAGATTGATGTTGGGGCACCAAACTTTAGGGAGTCAAATAGATTATTCTTTATTTTCTGGGAAGCTTGTAAGGCAGATTCACGATCCTTTGGGATGTGTTACCTTAAGAACAGGCGTTCCGGGTTTTCTTTCATGGCCTCAGGAGAGGTTGTTAACTTGGCAACCATATCAAGTGACAGTAGGTATGGTATACTATCCAAGTCCGGACCTGATGCGAAGAGTATGTTCACCGATAAGGTGGTACCCATATCTGTCAACTACCCCTTCTTTTTCAAGCCGACCCAGGACGGAATGGACAGGCCCAAGACCGAGCTTGCCTACCGTGTCCCAGCCAGCAAGTTTACCAGACGTAAGCTTACCGCGGCCGCAGACGAAGCCGTCGAGAACCTTAAGGGCTTGGACACCACAATCGACTGGAAGAACACGGGTAACAACTCCTACGATGGAGAGAAACTCAAACTCCTCGTACATGATGAATCGGGTAAATGGGAAAGGCCGAACAACATCCTCAACAACTGGAGGGTTACGAAAACCACCCTTAGGTTAGGTAGTAGGATTGTTGGTAAATGCATGATGGGTTCTACTTCAAACGCATTAGATAAAGGAGGTAGTAATTTTAAAAAGCTGTACAATGATTCTGACGTATCAAGACGAAATGCTAATGGACAAACGAAGTCTGGGCTTTATTCTCTCTTTATCCCAATGGAATGGAACTATGAAGGATTTATTGATGAGTACGGACTTCCAGTCTTTGATAATCCAAGTGAT